TTGACGAAATAACCGAATGAATCGAAAGCCAGTGCAAGATGTGTCGTGGGGGAATTTGCGCTGCTTTGTCTTTTTGTTATGTGAAGCGGGATTAATTGTTGGTTTATTGTTAATAGCAGAAAGCTTGGGTCTTTAATAAAATTCACATTTGAGTGCTTGACTTTTAAAATAATTTAGTGTAAACTTTTACTATGAAATCAATACAAATTTTTAAGTTAGAAGAAACTGCAAAGATTCCATCCTTTGCAACACAAGAGGCCGCTTGCTTTGACATCTATGCAAACATAGTTCCACAAGACTATGTTATCTACAATCATATCTCAGACAAGATCTTTGATTTTGAACTTGTAAACATTGATGGAAAGAAATCAGTGATTGTTCCTGCAAATGGCAGAGCACTTATTCCTACTGGTATCATTCTAGATATTCCAAAGGGACACTCGGTCAGAATTCATCCTCGCTCTGGCAATGCACTTAAGCGTGGTATTAGTCTAACTAATTCAGAAGGTATCATTGACTCTGATTATACAGATGAACTCTATGTCATGATTCAAAATATGAATGATGTTGATATTGCAATCTCTCATCATGACAGAATTGCTCAAGGTGAACTTGTCAAGAGTCTAGAATACACTATTGAAGAAACCCAAACCCACCCACAGCAAAAGGGAAATCGTCGTGGAGGATTCGGGAGCACTGGAGTATGACTATTCGTGAAGTCTTTCAGAACTCTGTCAACAATCGTGGAATTCCTGTAATACAAATAGATGAATGGGAAGATTTCAATCTTAAGTTTAATAAAAGACAAATTGTTGATGGATTTGCAGAATTTATCAACGATACCAAACCAAGTTTTCCTTTTCGTCCTATTACTTTACTAGATGTAAAGGATAAACTATTTTCTCTTACTAATGAACACTATAGTAATTTTATTACTGTTCCCGATCCAAATACCGTAGTAGAGAAGTATAACGATTACAAGTATCCATACTCAAAGCATGGTAAGTTTGTGATTGAGTTTGGTCATTATTATAACGACATTAGCAACTATTTTCAGCAGGAAAATAGAATGTCGTGTCCTTCTTACGGGTTTAAGTCTCCGTTGGAAATATGGAATGATCTTGAACTTCTCAAGAAGATGAATTGGATATTCTGGAGAATGGGAACAAATACAATCAACGAAACAAATATTCGTGGATCGTTCCGTCTTGGTGCATATGTTGCAACACAATTCAAACCACATGTTGCAAAGACTCTATATGACTTTGCAAACGCAAATACTGTTTTAGATTTTAGTATGGGATGGGGAGATCGCCTGGCTGGATTCTATGCATCAAATGCAAAGGTGTTCTATGGAGTAGATCCAAATCCAAACACATATAAGGTATACCTACAGCAGTGTATGGAATATGAACGAATGCTAGGTGGTAATCCTGAAATCACATACACCGAGAATGGATTTACTTGTGTCGGGACAAAGACTGTTCATGTTTGGAATCTTCCTGCCGAAGATACATCATGGTGGCCAAAGAGTGGGACAGTAGATCTTGTCTTTACTTCTCCTCCATATTTCTCTACTGAAATGTATAATCAGGGTGGAGAAAAAGAAGAAAACCAATCTTGGAGCAGATATCCCGAATATGATAATTGGGAAAAGCACTTCTTCAAGAGAGTAAGCGAATTAGCATACGATACACTCTCGGAAACGGGCATGATGATGATTAATATCATGGATCCAACTGTAAATAGAGTTCGTCATCGTAGTTGTGATTTCCTCGTTGACAATTTCATAAACCACAATGCAAATTTCTGCGGTCAAATCGGAATGCGAATTAAGCAGCGACCAAAGAAGATGGAAAAGGAAGATCTAAAGAGTCATCTGTCCTCCTGTTTTATTGAAAATATTTGGTGTTTCTCTAAAAACAAAAATGTATCAATTGACATTCCTTTTGCAAATGCTACACTTGATGATGTACTGGAGTAAATATGACTAGAGAAGAACTACTTAAAATACACGAAGATCTTTGTGCAGACGCACGACATTTGATGAGTCTAAAGAATAAAGACTATGCCGGAAATGAAGGAAGGGAACCATTTGCCAACTTTACCAGAGTAGAGGCAATGGGCATTTGTAAGACCGAACAAGGATTCATGGTACGACTCACAGACAAGATGAGTCGTCTGAGTTCTTTCATTCAATCTGGCAAAATGCATGTGACCGATGAATCATTTAAGGATACCTGTGTAGATGTTATAAACTACATGGTACTACTTTATGCATACACTCAGCAAAAGGATAAGAAGACCGAAAATTCTAGAAGTAGAATTTATGTAGGTGATTCTAAGATAGAATGGGATTCCCCAAGAGAAACACAATGATTAAATCTACTATTATAGCAATTTGGTTTCATTTTATTTTACTAAAAGTTAAAATACTTGACATGATCAAAAATAACTGATACACTACTGACATGCGACAGTATATGAATGTCTTTTCGTATGGAACGCAACTTCTATGCCGTGAAGTAAACAATGGTCTGAAGAATGACTTCAGAATGACATATGAACCCTCTCTATATGTAAAAGCACCGACCGGAGATTGGAAATCAATTGCCGGCGTTCCTCTTAAGGAAATGAAGTTTGAATCCAACTCAGAAGCAAGAGACTTCATCAAGAAGTATGATGGAGTTCAGGGGTTTGAAATTCATGGTGAGATCGGAGCAGAGTATCAATATATTCGTGATAATTACGATGGGCAATATAATGTAAATGATGTTGATATTGCCTACTTTGATATTGAAACTACAGCAGACAGCGGATTCCCGTCGTTTGAAAATCCTATTGAAGAAATTCTTGCGATCACTATTACTAGGAGAGGACAGAAACCGTATGTGTTTTGTCGTGGAGAATACAAAGCAAAGGGAGACGAGGTTGTATTCTCTCATCACGACGAGAAGGAAGTTCTTCTAGCGTTTCTCAAATATTTCAGTGACGATTATCCTCATGTCTTGACTGGATGGAATGTTAAGTTCTTCGACATTCCATATCTGTACAATCGTATGTTGATGGTTCTTGGTAAAAACAAGACAAAGGAACTTTCTCCTTGGGGAATAATCCGAGACAAGAATGTGATCGACAAGGGTGGTAGGGAGAAGACTGTTTATGATTTGATTGGTATTTCCACTCTAGACTATTAAAAACTTTATCAAAAGTTTACATATGTGAATCGAGAATCATATCGTCTTGACTATATAGCTTATGTTGAGTTGGGAGAAAACAAACTCTCATACAAAGAATATGAAAGCATTCAAGAATTTTATACAAATAATTTCCAGAAGTTTATCGAATATAATATCCAAGATGTCCGCCTTGTCGAACGCCTTGAGGATAGGCTAAAACTATTGGAACTCGCTCTTGCACTTGCATATAGTGCGGGAGTAAACTTTACAGATGTATTTTCTCAAGTCAAGACATGGGATGTGATCATCTACAATCATCTCGCAAAGCAGAAGATCGCAATTCCACCCAAGGGCAAGTCATCGAAGGATGATCAGTACGCAGGTGCGTATGTTAAAGATCCAATTACTGGTATGCACAAGTGGATTGTTTCTTTCGACTTAAATTCGCTATATCCTCATCTTATAATGCAGTACAATATTTCTCCTGATACCAAAACAGATCATGGAGTAAGAAATAGTATTGATGTAAATGGCATTCTTGGTGTTACTAAGATGACCAATGATTATGTTGATGAAATGCGACAAAAGAATTTGTCTGTTGCAGCCAACGGCACAACTTATACAAAAGAACGGAGAGGATTCCTTCCTGAACTTATGGATAAGATGTATCAAGACCGTAAAATGTTTAAGATTAAAATGATTGAATCTCAGAAGGAACTTGAGAAAGTTGTTGCAGAGATGAAGAATCGCGGTATAATATAAGCATATTCGGGACTGTGGCGGAACTGGCAGACGCAAGGGACTTAAAATCCCTCGGTTTCAAAAACCGTGCGGGTTCGATTCCCGCCGGTCCTATTGTTGAGGATGTAACTCAATGGCAGAGTGCTACCCTTCCAAGGTAGATGTTGCGGGTTCAACTCCCGTCATCCTCTTTCTTCGGTAGCTCAGATGGTAGAGCGTGGAGCTGTTAACTCCAATGTCACTGGTTCGATCCCAGTCCGAAGAGTTTATGTCAACTAGAGAAGAAGAAATTCGTTCACTTGAATCGTGCCGGCAGTTCATGTATGATCTGTTGGATCCCAAGAAGACACCAAAAGTGCCTAAGTATATTCGTGAAAGGGCACATCGGGTTGTCAAGCATTATCCTTTGGTGATTTCTGTATTCGTAGATAAATATAATCATGACACAAATATACCGACTACAAGCGTTAAAGAACAAGATTGAAAAGGCAATAACTTCTTATTCAGAAACATTCTATGCCGCAAATTGGGCAAAGAATATTGAAGTAGAAATTCTAGAAGGGGTTATTGATAATGATCCAGTTGTAGTATCTCAGTTTGACAACGATGAACTTATTGCGATGAAAGAACTTTTACGAGAAGGATTATGGTTAACACATACCAATGAGGGGGTAGTTTTGACCAAGAAATATGCTGATCGTGTCGGTAATACGCTAAACTTTGACAATATCATCAACGGTGCA